CCCTAAACGCTCAATCTCCCCTACAGTTGCCTGATACCCAGTATCGGCAAATAATTCTCGAAATGCCTGCTCATAGTGTTTGGTATAAGTATGTTCGGATAATTCAAATATTTCTTGTCTGCCAGAACGATATTGACTCACTAAAGCTTGAAAATTTTCTTTCAACTGATTGTGGAATTTCTCTTTTTCTTCGAGCCATTTCTCATCATATTGTCTATGTAAATCACTCCATGATGGAATGGTAAATACATTAGCATCATTTTGTAATAGAGGATCAGTCATATTTTATTTTAAAAAATAATTTAATTTTTTAATATAAGAATTTGAAAATATAAATTAAAATGTACAGATATTTACGCCAGTATAAAGGACCAGTAAAGGCGTGTATTTTGGATTGGAGTGGAACTTGTACTGAATTACAAGAACGAAATGAGGAATCTCGAAAAAAGCTCGAACAAGCGGGCGCGCATTATGTCATTGATACGATAAGTGATTTACCCAATGTTGTTAAAGAGATTAATAATAGAATGACCATGGGAGATGCATTATAAATTAAATTAATCATATCTTTTATATTGAAGTTCATTCAATAATTCATCTTTTTTCATATTATCATATCTAATTGGATCTACAGCATATCTGAAATTAACAAATAGTCGTAATGCATCTACCTTTAATTTATTTTTAATATAATTCCTTTCTTTACTATTTAAGCCTCTATCTATAGAAATTAAATTATTTATTTTCTCAGGCCATAGTTTATATTTATCATCTAGCATAATTTATAATACATATAAAATTTTTAAATAATTATTTTAATAAATTTATATCTTACAGGGAAATTAAACTCGTTATATGCATCTCTTTGTAATACATGCATACATCGTAGATTGCTTTATAAAATTAAATTAAAAAAAATAAACTTACTAAATAAAAAATGACTTCTTCTTATGCAAATTTTTTTGAATTTGGAAAATCTTTAAATAATAATATTGCATATACAAATTCCCCTGCGAATCCTTTAACATACGCGATCATGCCCAATTATAACACCGACTTTAATCATGGTCCTACGGCTCATTGGATCCGCCCATTTTCTACTGTCAGTGCGACCTATATGAAGGAATTGGCAAATGGGATGCATGGGGCGAAAGAATTGTGGAATACGTACTGTGAAGCTTATTTACTTGCGAATCCGAGTACCTATTGGATGAATATGGGTGCAATAAATTCCCAAGCATTTGCCATTATAAACGCGGCATCAACTCCTAAAAACACCGTCGGGCAAAATTTACTACGTAATGCATTAGAGTTACATTGTATTTATTACCCTGGTGCAAACTTTACGCGAGAACAATTTGATCCCAATATCGCTAATTCACCATATGTATCTATCGCAAATACTCTATGCGATAATTGCGCCGCGAAAATTATATTTTCGCCTGATCCCGATAATGATCGAATTATTGAAAAAGTACTCTCCATGCCAACTACATGTACCGATGTTTTGGCCTACATGTGGGCTGCTCTCCATCCTGAAAAAGTACGACATGTCCTCCATCCCCATCATATCACTCTAAAAGAACCATTAACCCAGAAACAAAAAAATAGTAAATTACATCAACATTTAACCAGTCCTAAATTACAAAAATATTACGAGCATTGGTTTAAAATAATTATGAAGACTCTAGGAGAACCATGTCCTTGTCATAAATGCACCGTTAATTGTTATAATAGACCTCATCGTTATTCTCCCCAGCATTCCCCGGGGTCGTAAATCCATTGAGGGACCAGATACAAATTTTTGTTGGGGATATGTATAATTTCCAAAAGTTTGAATTATAAATTAACTTTGGATACAGATGACGATGAATTATGGGTCAAATTTCCAAATGGACACCAACATATGTTTGATCTAGATAAAAAGATATTATCAAGACCATAGGTCATAACTCTTGTATAATGAGATTTTAAAAACACAAAAATTGAAAATTTAGTCGTATAAATATCTTTTAATTAAAATGGATATTTATACGGATGGTTCTTGCATTGGTAATCCCGGCCCTGGTGGATATGGCATAGTCGGTGTAAAGGATAATAAGATTGTTGTAGAATATTCTGGGCGTGATAAAGCTACAACTAACAATCGCATGGAGCTCAAGGCCGCGATCATGGCATTAACCCATATCAAAGACAAAGCACGGACAATTCATACCGACTCTACTTATGTCAAAAATGGGATTGAAACTTGGATTAAAAATTGGAAAACTAAAAAAAGCTGGCAAACTGGAAAGAGGAAAAATATCGATTTGTGGAAAGAATTGGATGCATTAAATGAATTATATAACCCTGAATGGAAATGGGTAAAAGGACATTCGGGTAATCAATGGAATGAACGGGCTGATCAATTAGCAAAGAATAAATCCTTGATGACATTAAATAAATTACAGCAAAAGGTATTATCTCTTGTCTTACAAGGGCGAAATGTCTTTCTAACGGGAGGCGGTGGGGCGGGAAAATCGGAATTTATTCGCTATTTTTACAAACATTATACTAATTCTCGACAAGTAGCTATTACCAGTACGACAGGGACATCAGCTATTTTAATTGGAGGCACAACGTTGCATTCATATCTTGGGATTGGACTTGGTAAAGGTACGATGCGGGAAATTGCGCAAAAGGTACGAAAGAAAAAATACTTGAGAGATCGTTGGATAAATGTACATATATTATTAATTGACGAGGTTTCAATGTTGTCAGCTGAACTCTTTGATAAATTAGAAAACGTCGCCCGTATTGTAAGAAAAAATGACCGCCCATTTGGGGGGATTCAATTAATACTTTCGGGGGATTTTTGTCAACTACCATGTATCGACTCGGAAAATTTTTGTTTTGAGGCCGAATCGTGGACTAGCTGTGTAGATGAAATGGTATATCTCACTGAAATTATGCGCCAATCAGATGATGGATTTAAGAACGTTTTAAACAACTTGCGTCTCGGAATTAAAGATGAGAAAACTATAAATATCATCAACTCACGTGTAGGAGCAAGTCTTGAGAATAAGTATGGGATCGTTCCCACAAAACTATTTTCTCATAATACCCATGTTGATAAGGTGAATGCAACGGCATTACAAGAGCTCGCCGCGGAGAATGGAACAGAAATCTTGGAATATGAGCGCATTACGTATGCATTTACAAAGCGCAAATTAACACATATTGTTAAACACATGCAAGCCCCTGAAAGATTACAATTAACAAAAGGATGTCAAGTAATGTTGTTATATAATCTCGATATTGAAAATCAACTAGTTAACGGAAGTAGGGGAGTAGTATTAGCGTTTATAGATGATAAACCCTTGGTACGGTTTATGAATGGACAAGAACGGGTGATTGATTATCATATATGGGAAATAGAGGATAATCATATTAAACTTGGCACGGTAGAGCAGTTGCCATTAAAACTCGGGTATGCATTTAGTATTCATAAATCACAGGGAACCACATTGGATCTCGTCGAGGTTGATTTACAAAATATTTTTCAACATGGAATGGGATATGTGGCACTGAGTCGTGTAAGAGATTTAGAGTCGTTGAGTATTAAATCGATAAACTGGAGTCGCATTACCGCACATCCCAAAGCCATTAAATTTTATAAATGATTTTGTTCATAATTAATCTTATAAAATAATTATAATATAAAGTAAATGCCAACAGTAAAAGAACTAAAACAAAAATGTAAAGCATATGGGATCAGAGGGTATTCTAAACTTTTAAAACATGAACTAATTATCTCCCTCAATTCTCGTTCCCGGAGTCGTATACGGAGTCGTTCCCGGAGTCGAACACGGAGTACAAGAGCATGTATAAATCAAAGGTCGGCTTTATATGAAGAATTTAAAGATGTACCCCCAGAGTTGATTCTAAAATTGGAGCTTAATGGACAAGTATTTTGTTTTGATATTCTCGCACTACGTGATTATATTCGCATGGCGTTGCAGGATAACAAACCAATTATAAATCCTCATGATCTTCATAAACGTATTATTCCTCCGAATAAAGTGGTGAAAATTAAAAAATTTTGGAATAATCTTGTTAAAAAACACAGAGCATTGGTGAAAAAGACATTAAAAGAATATGGGTATGATGATAAAAAATTATCATGGCCTAGAAAGAAAAAACCAAAGCCTATTCCGAAGGGATGGAGACTTCGCTGGCTTGAAGGCAACTATATGTTGGGAGGATTTTATGTATCATTCCCGGGAGGTAACGACCCTGGAAATTATTATTTTCCCAATTTTATGGATATAGGTATGGCATTCACAGATAGCAAAGGAGATAGATATACCATTGATACCGGCAGTACAAGTGAACTAGCCATGATTTTAATTAATGATATGTGGGAACGACAAAAATTATTTAAAAAACTTGACAAAAAATCCTTGAAAATTATCCCAATTTTAAAGGGAATAATATCCATTAATTATTGGAAATTAAATAAAAATAATCAATATACATTTCAAACCTACAAGGTGTGGATGAAATTTTTAGAAAATTTAAAAAATGAGCTTAAATGATAAATGTTTCAAGCATTATCGTTAATAAATCGATTACGCCGATTATGGAATAAATATGGGTTTGAGATTTTATTATTAGCTTCAGTATTATTCATTATCGGGTACTGGTTTTTTTATACTAGAACTAAAGATTCGGGTACATTTGCAACTGATTTTGAGTATAAACCATCTTCTCAGCGTAAAAAAAGACGCGGACCTCCTAAATGTAGCAAAGGGGAGGCCGAATGTCGACGGGTTTTAGAACGTATTTTCGGACAGCCATTCCCCAATCAACGCCCTTCTTATCTATCAAACTCTATTACAGGTCATGCCCTTGAAATTGATTGTTATAACGAAGGATTAAAACTGGGGTGTGAATACCATGGGAGACAGCATTATGAGTATACCCCGTTTATGCATCGGTCTCGCGATGCATTTCGAAATCAACAATATCGCGATCAAATAAAGCGTGATAAATGTCGAGAATTAGGGATAAAATTAATTAGCGTCCCCTATACGGTATCATTAGAATCTATCGAAGGGTTTATAGTTTCAAAACTTGAAAAATTCGGATATAATCTATAAAAAAAATTTTAATTTTTTTATATTAATAATAAAATGACATCTTATACATTGGTAGAATCTTTACCTTTTCCAAAAGATATAAAGTTGTTTCAAGACTCCATTCATCCAATGGCTGTCCAACAAGTTCCGATTGATCGTTCTTATGGATATGAGTCTCTAACTCACGGCAACCAAAATACGAATGATTCCGGATATTTTTCATTTCAATCAGGATATGGTGATAACAAGCAAAAAATTGGCTATGATAAAGCATGTGCAGCAGGACATTTACATCGCGATGTATTGGGCGTAGTTACTTTTAGAGACAAGTATGGTGATTTACCCGATCCAGACTGTGGCTGTACAAAATATCGTGCTCGTACGTGTACTGGTCAATTTAATCCTAAAGCCTGTGGGGGAATTAAAGGCGGGAGTTGTACAGGAAATACACCCGTTTGTTGTTATCCTGGAGATATGTGTGCTGAAGACCGTATTGGAGATCTAGGAACCTGTATTGCAGGGCAAAAACCACGTAGGCGGCGCTGATCTTATACCAAGATTTAAAATATTTTTTATTTTTTATTTTTTATTTTTTTATAAAATAAAAATGTCTAGACTAGAATCTGTAATAATGGGATGTATCTATTGTGCATTGGGTATTCCTCTCGTCGTATTAAGTGCTCAAACCCCCGAAGTTGAGAACATCACTACATTAAACAATAATCCAAATTCTACACAAGATTTATTAAATTACCCGAGTAATGCCGTCGTGGCAATGAATATTTTACCTTTACAAAGATGGGTATGTGCTATTGACAATCGTCAAGCGACATGTATCAAGAAGTGTGATCAAGCATTCAAATCTCCTATGCCCTCGCCCTTTTCAAAAATTACTGGCAAACCAGTGGAACATGCATGTGAAGATTTATGCAAAGGCCGATACCCTGCATCTTTAACCTCGCAAGAACAATCTCGTTGTAAAGCCTTGGGGCCTTTGGACCCAAATGCTAAACATGCATGGGGGGTTAAAAATTTAGCCAAAGAGTTTAATGGACTACGGATGGCCAGTTTAGTAATTGGTATTCTTATTCTTATTCTCGCCTTTTTCAAATTTATCGAAGCTATCGCCCCAGTGCGTAAGAGTAAAAATAAAAAAAAGTAAAGATTTAAATAAGTGAGATGTAACTTTAAAAATGTCATTTTTAAAGTGGAAACGAGCACGATATAATCCA